TGCATTGCTAGAAGTTCTTTTTCTTCGTCAGACATTTTGCCTACGCCCATAATCTCAGCACCAATTAGGTTAATACCCGCCTGAATAGACACATCTGCTAACTTAGTTGGGTCAGTAAACCTATTACCAATTTCGGACATAGTGTTACCAAACACGTTGTCACCAAACATTGGCGTATTTGGGGAACCTGCATAATTTTTAAGTTGCGCTGGTGAATATCCAGCATCAAGCATTGTTTCATAACTTGGTCTTGGCAGAGGTGTTGACACACCTGGTGCAGTAGCTGCCGTAAAAGTATTAGCATTAGGTGGTTGGGGCAAGCTGCCGCCAGGATAATTTGCTTGTATTATACCGCCTTGGTTTGCGGTAGCATTTGTTGTTACAGTGTTTTGCGAGGCCCCCAGACCGTCAACTCTAGTATTATTAAGAGAGTTTGCTGTAGTGTCACCGCCGCCAACAAAAGTAGATGCCTGTTGTTGATTCACTGACGCATCTGTTACATAGTTCCCTGACACGGGATCAATAGCACCTGGGCCATAGGCATCTGCGTACACACTGTTTTGGTATGCATCAGGGCGGAAAGACTCACCAGAGAATGCTTGGTTTTCAACACCGCCTGCAGATGTTCCTGGGTTGGAGTAGCCCGCCAAGCCCCCACTAAGTGCGCCCATTAACGCACCTGCTTTCATGCCTTGTCCAGTGTATGACCCGACTGCCGCACCTAGTCCTGCACCAACCAAGCCCGAGGCCATTACAGAACCAATTGCTGTTGACAACCCAATAGAGCCTGCGATTGCAGGAGCCGCGATTGGTATTGCAACCATTGCTGCAACAGCCACAAGTTTTTTAAAACCCCCGCCTCCATGTTCTGTATATGGTTCAATGGGTGTTAAAGCTGTAGTGCTAACATAATCAATTTGTCTCATCTTGGGCCTCCGTTAAATCTAATCTCATGTGGGTGTATACTGGCTTAAACCCTAATCTTTTAATAACACGTTCCATAGCTGGGTTACACACTAACCCCTCTATGGCCCTCACATTATTCATATACGCCCAACCTAGTAGTTTTTCCCAGTATTTACCAGATAGAGACATAAGGTCAGAGCCGCCTAGAGCTAATAGATTTAATGCTGAAAGATTTGGGTATACCCTAGGTTCAAACACTAGCACCAATTTAACTTTGGGTTCTGGGCCTGCGTCTGATTTAACTATGATTATGTACATCTGCGCAGCTAATGCACGTTCATATATATGATGTGTTTCTATTTCGCCGTGCGTAGTTTTATCAAGGCAGTCTTTGATATACGGTTCAGCATACGCCCAATATATATCAAATTGCTCCCTAGTACTAAGAAGCAAAGGCTCAAATGAGTTTTCTGGAAACTCTATTATGTTAGCTGACTTTTGAACCATTGTTTGCCTGCGTTAGTTTATCAAAAAATTCTGTGCCTTTTCTAGCTACAACTTCTTTAGGTATTACATACTCACCTTCGTGGGCCATAATGGGTATTCCACCGCCTGGGTTAGGACTGTTTTCTGGTAATGCACCGCCGCTTCTCATACTAGGCATACCCTGCTGCATAGGTTGCCCCATCCCTGGAACTTCCATACCTAACGCAAGTTTACATGCAAGTATAATTACAAACGCAAGCCCCTCATCATACTCCATAGGCAGATCTTCTTGTTCCGCCAACCCTTGTTGGAGCGCATACTGCCGCAGCTGAGGATACACACTAGGATCTTGCACGGCTGACATTGCCAGCTGTAATCCCATGTTTACTTGATCAGCGTTAATCTCACCAGATGCTATAGCGTTCTGTAACTCACCAGCTAACTGTTGAATAGCCTGAGGATTGTTTTGGACAGTACGAGCCATTTCTCCGTCCATATCTTCAGCACTCATAGGAGCTGTGTTTTGAGGCTGTGGCATACCTTGCTGTATCGGCATACCTCCTGGGCCAACCATGCCGCCCTCTTCAAAAGCATATGGCTGAAAACGATAGTCCAAAGCTGGGACTGCTTTATTACCAGTGCCTGTACCTGTAGGAATAGGTCTATTAACAGCCTGCATATTTACCATAGGTAGGTTGCCACCTTGGATAAGATTCTTTAGCGCTGGTGGTACATCTAGTGAAGGCCCTAGGTTTGGTGCTTGCGCACCTAAAGGTCTACCAGCGGAGGCTGGTCTTGATATTTGAGCCGTAGCTGCTGTAGTACCAGTGGGCTGCGATAAACTAGAAGGCGCTGCCTGTATCATACCCCGTTGAGGAGTGCGTATCTGAGTGCCTCCTGCGGTTGTGGACTGTGTATTTAGACCAGCGGATTGCTGGTTCTGCCCGCCACCACGGCGCCGTCTCCTAAAAAAACTCATTACTTCCTCCTATCCTCTACCTTTTAACTGCGCTATTAGTGTGTTCAATGCTTCTCTAGTTGCGAACACATCATTCATCAATGTCTGAACATCGTTTATTAACTTTACATAGTCGTCATAGTTAGGAACATTTGTACCCGAAATAGTATTGCCAGTGCCTTTAGCATTTACTGCTAGTGCATCTTGATTACTAAGTGTGTTTAGTTTTATCTGATCAATCGCCACAGCTTTACTAGCAAGATCATCTTCACCACGGGTACCGCAAAGTAACTCAACATTTTCTTTTAGCGCAGTCACCAATACTATGGTGGCCCCTCCAGAAAGTTGCCCTTGTGGTACAGCAGGTACTGCAGCGTAACGTGTTGCCATCTATGATGCCCTCAATCCGAATGGCGTCTCACCTAAGTGTATACTTCTTATCCTAGCTGAGCCAGCCACTCCCACTTCAAATGTATCACTTCTGTAACCTGTAGGCAATCTAAATATGCTGTCAGATGTTATTGTGTTTTCGTAAACTAACACCTTGTCAACCCAAAATCTAAAGGTAACAGGTAATGCTCCAGGGATGTCTTGCAAATATGATGTCAAGTTATCTTCATGTATAGGCGCTGAGTTTAGCGTATCAAGCTCTAGTACCGTAGCATTATTAGCATTTGCAGTAGGCCCATTGACTGTACCTATCTCTGCATTGTTCGCCCATATTGTGGTGTTTGTCACTGGCACTTGCGCATTTACACCGATTAAAGCATTAGTTTGAGAATCAGGTGTCGCGTAATCAGCAATAACCCTAGCCGCCCCAAGATTAAGGTAATCTTTTGTTGTGATTGTTTTTGACTTCCACTCTAGCGGGGCAAGCGGTTCAGTACCTTTATCCCACTCAAACAAATCCCCTTGCTGCCCAGATACAAAATAGAAATTATTAGTGTCGGGGTCTGCGTAAGCCGCAGTAAATGTATAATCTACAGATACAAAATACCCGCCAATCCGTTGGTCTTGTTCAAAGATAAAAGACCCTGATGAGTGTGATCCAAAGTATTTGCCGTTATAATAAGCACCTACTACAGTTTTAGGGTCAACTGTATCATTCCATGTATCCCAATCGTGAACAAATTTGGTAATCAAATCTAGCCCTGCAGCTGGGTTATACACAGCCATACCCGCATACGTAGCGTACATAACACCAAATCCCATATTAACTACTGAGTCTTTTGATAGGCATGGATATGGTGTATCAATTCTAGCGATGTCCATATTTTGCGGTGTACTACCCGTAATCTGATAGGCGTACTCTTCAGTTAAAGCCACAATAAATCCAGAGGCTACCCCTAGCGCTACAATGTTATACTCTGTAGTTAGCCTAAATTTTGCAGGCCATGCGTACGGCTGGTACGGTAGGGAGAAACAAACTTGGTTTCCAAAGAATCCAACGAACACACCGTTTGCAGCAAGAGCTAAGCCTTGCATATTCTCAGGCGGTGCATCGTTATCAGCGCTACCTAATATTGTTGAAAGATTGCTGAACAAGAAATCATCTACAAAATGAAAAGGATCACTTAAAGCTGGATCTCCAAAATATCTAGCATCTTCATCTTGTGACTCAGCAACATCAAAATACCGTTTACCTGCAGTATCAACCGTAGTAACTTTGTCGGCTCCAGAATCTGCATATGTAATAGTTTTGTGTCCAGTAACAGAAAGCACAATACCGTCTGTTATGTTAAAAGAAGAATCTGTACACCCCGATATTTTAAATCTGTCACCCTCAGCTAAGTTGTGGTAATCAGAAAACTCAACTGTGGCTATGTTGTTTGTCCTAGCTACAGTAGCTAAGCTAACAGGATACCAAGCATCAGTAAGCTTATAGTAGGCTGTTCCTGATGCTGTAGGTATTGTACGATATAGCCTCATACCTCGTATAAAGTTATAAGTGGGAACAGCAGGTGGCGCTGTAGGCAAATTCGTAAGCGTTACAACCTGCCCCTCTTTAATAAAATCACTGTCTGACGGTTCAGAGGGTATAGACTCTTCACCCCAAGGTGTGATCCAAGTGTAGATATAATTGCGTGATTGAGTAGTACCAGCGAGATCAACTTTACCATTTGTATCAGCTGTAGATGCGGTGTTATCACCTGTATTAAAATACTGAAGGCTTGTGTCACTAAGTTTTGTGGCTGTTACGTTAGTAGAATTAAACGTTTCTGGAGTAGTACCTGTAAAATCACGTACAGTTATAATGTTGCCAGTCTTAATGTTATGATTCCCATTAGTCACAACAGTAGCTTGATTAGATGAATCTCTTGCGAAAGACGCTGTATCAAGTGTGGTAAACGGTGTAACCGATGTATTAGGTTTAACATCTGGTAACGGTAAGCCCAGTTGGTAGTACCCGTTAGCTGTGGGATACGGAGCTGCACCAGACACAGCTAATTCAAAAGTGGATACTTTCGGTGGGCCATCACCCGTATAATAAAACCGCTGCTCATCTTCCTCAAACGCATCACCTTGTGACGCCTTAACAACATCTACACTGGTAGTCCAAGAAAGCCATTTTACATCTGAAGTACTGGGGTCAGTAAGCGGGTATAAAGTTTTGACTGTACCAGTTCGTCCTATATTAGAATCTAGTACAGGCTTTCTGTAAGGTATTAAATCTCCTGAATACAGCTTAGCATTGTAGGCAGTTTGAGCTGCGCCATCAGGCAACAACTCTGTAGTTATTCTGGGTGCTTCGCCTAGGAATTTTAATAACTTAACTGACGCCATTATGTCACCTCAAAATGTGGAGCATCTATAAACGGGCGTTTACCTTGACGCCTACGCAAATCAATATACGCAAGCATAAGCTCTTCCATAGTTCCGCCCCAATCTCGTATATCTTCTACATGCCATGCTGCACCCCAACGTATTGACAGGTCATGTTCCATAGCTGCTGTTTTCATAGCCTCGGCAACATCGTCATAAACATTCAACTCCCAACTTATTTTGGGGCCTACATATGCAACAAGATCTACAGCATTACCATCAAGGTGTTTGCTATTCATTGTCTGTGACGCGCCTGACTCCACCAGCTCTCTCTGTTCGTCCACAGTTCTGAGCCCACAGGTTACGCCGAAGTCAACCTTTGTGTAGTCAATAGCCGATTTAACAACTTTAGCCAGTGTGCTATCTACACCTTCAAGCCTTCCAAGGCTACGTTCTGATAATACATAACTCATTTCTTAATTCCTTTTAAACCGCGTAGTCCAAAGCTCGCAGCTATTGAAGCGTAAACTGCGTACTGAAACCAGTCAGGTGTACCATCCAAAGCCTCAAAACCACGCTCAACATAAGGCTGAGTAAAGGGAATGAAGCACATAGCAATTATAGCTATAAACAAAATAGTCCAAGCTTCGTCTTTCCAGCTATTATCGCTGGACTTAGCCATAATCTTTTCCCAACCAGCTTCATGAGTAGCCGCCACTTTCATTACTTCAGCTTCTGCCTCTGCTTTAGCTTGAGCAACTTTACCTTTGGCTTTAGTTTGCTCAACCTTGGATTCCATCCAGCTACCAGCTAGTGACGCAATCGGCCCTATTAATGCTTGTATCATTTTCTAGCCATCCATGCTGTAGTTCCCATATATGCGCCTACAATACCAGCGCCTGATATATAGAAAAGGTTACTTATATCTGAGAGAGCTTGTACTCTTTCCAAAGGTACGAAAAACATGGCTGCAGTAAATGCGCCCATAGCAATAAGTGTAAATCTTGCCATACGCAACTGCGCTACGTTTTTCCGTAATGCTGTTTCAGTTTCTTTAATAGCCTTTACGTGAGATAATTCTGCGTCACTTACAATGCCGTCACCGTCTTCATCATACTCAGCGTATTTAGATTCTTTCTGCAATTTTTTCTGAGTCATCTAAACATACTCCTAAAGAAGAAATACACACCAACAACCGCAGCAACTATTCCTATCATAACAGTACCGCCAATAGTGACAGTCTCTGTTATTTCTTCGCGTTGTTTCATGCGTTGGCGTTGTACCTCTTTTTCTGCTTCTTTCGCTTCCTGTATTCTTTTCGCCCTTTCCGCTATTATAGAAGACCAAGTACCAAACCCAAACCTATGGTCAATAAGCTGACGCATCTCATCAAGGTGTTCTTCAGCTAGCTTCGCATTTATAGTCTCTTCTGCAATGCTTTTTATACTAAAAGGATCGCTACTAGCTTTCCTTTTATCTGCGTTAGCTTGATCTCGGCCTTGCAATAATTTATCTACATACCCAGCTATTTCGCCTATATCATTAGCACTGCCTATGGCACTTTTGATACCATCCACGCTTGCTTTCACAAGCGCTATACCAGCTAATGCAGTGCTAATAGGTTCCATTATTTTGTCTTCTTTGTCTTTTTCTTTTTCTTTTTCTTTTTTGCTAACTCAGCTTTAGCTTTTGCTGCAGCTTCCTTGCCTTTTTTAGTATAGGCATACTTTTTTCCTGCTACGTTTGGCATCTTATCCTCCTAATCTGAAAAGTACTGCTGTTAATACTGATCCTGACCCCACGATCAAGATCCCTGCACAAGCGACCAGAATACGTTCTAGTCGGTTGATCCTAAATAAAATCATATCATAACGCTCAGCACACACTGCTTCATGAGTTGCTAAATCTTTTTCTACTTCAGCTGCTCTAGCCATCAATCACCTACCAATGCGTTCTTAAGAGCTTGATGTGTTGTAACGATAGCACCTATAGCATTTAATACTTCCGTATCATTTGTCCTGTGTGCTTTTAACTCATCGTTAATAGTGTAAGACTCTCGTATTTTTTCTAAACAGTCGTTATCAATGGTGTTAGCTTGAGGTGAGTTTTTCTTAACCCAGTCTTTAGCCGTTGTAGCTGTGGTAACAGCCAAATCGGTAGCGGTACAATCAGCAGCAAAAGCTGTATCTAAAAGAGCGTAAGACACACCATTATCGTCTACCCCGTACCATTCGGGGGCTGGCAAAGCACTATCCCAAGACTCTGGGCTGGTAATATCACCTGTCCATTTATATAATTTTTGTGCCATAAAACCTCCTAGTTAATCTGCGTCCAAGTCCCTGTAAACGCATCATCCTCATCTAACTGACCTTGTGCATTGTAACCTATACCAAATATTGTACCATCGGACATGTAAGCATATTGAGTGCCCGCACTGCTGTACGAATACCCAACACCTTGGAAAGCAATAACTTTACGAGAAACTTGCCCCGACCAAAAATGATCAGCTGAAAAACTTTCAGTGGTATTCCACGGGGCTGCATCCAACCGAGGCTTGTTTAGTACAATATTAGCTGTTAAATTTCTGTAGTACTCAGTGTTTGAGTTATAGCCAAATTTCCAAATCCTACCGTCTCCGTCTCGCATGTACCACTGGCCTGTATTTTGTCCATTAATACCTTTAGCAGGCCATACCTGTAAGATATTAGTCTGTGGAAACGCAACTGCTGTAGAAGTAGGAGCACCCTCACAATCAGTAGATGAACAAGTATTAGTATATAGTGTAGCCGTGCCAGGGCCAGAAGGAGAATTTACGGTAGTGGTAGTTCCGTTGCCGCAAGCGCCTGTAGCGTTATAACCCCACGTATAGACTTGAGCGCCAGAGGTAAGCATGCCACCTGGAGTTCCTCCTATACCAGCGCAACTAAGATCCCTAGAGTTACCTGTGTAATAAAAACTAGAAAAAGTTATAGAAGACCCAGCTCTGGTAAACCCATTTTTATCTGTAGTGGTGCCATCACCTACTTGCCCATTGCCGTTTTCTCCAGCGCCATACAGCTCACCACTTGTATTTAAATAATGGCTGGTGCCGTCCCATGTCCAAGAAGTTGTGTAGTAAACAGCTGTAATAATGTTAAATTGGTAAACGTCAGACGCTGCTGTGGTTTGTGTGAATACTGATCTAGATGTTGTAGATCCATCACCAAAATGCCCGTGACCATTAGACCCTGTAAAATACAATTTCCTGTCTGTGTCTACAATAGCGGAAGATTGATACCCACTTTGCACCATCATAACATCATCAACTTGATCAATGAGCTGTGGGCGTGATTGGTTAGCGGTGCTACCTGTACCTAACCCATTACTAGCACCATATCCCCAAGCGAATAGTCTAAGGTTTTCATCAATAGCAAAACATCTATTGTAGTTACGATACCCATCCCCACCGTCAGATAAATGGAACCCAACGATTCTTGTACCTAGATTGTTATGTGTCTTTCCTGGCCCGAAGCATGGGACTTTAACAAGCCCGTAATAATGAGTTGTGTTGCCTGTGCCAAGTTGTCCATAGCCATTATAGCCTGCCATAAACAATGACCCTTTATTTGTAAGGCAAGCTAACACACCACCTGTACACCAAAGTCTTACAAAATATTCACCATCAGCTAAACCACCATACTCATGAAATATTGGGACACTAGTACCAGTTTTACCTTTATTACCTGCGCTTGCGCCTCCAAAAAAATATTCATCAAAACCCCATGTTACAACTTCATGGTTCTGATTTAGATATACAGTACTTCTATATTTTCCGTATATATGATTGCTAGGGAACATAACTGGCCCCATAGCGGGATTAGGTATTCCGCACTCAGGAACCCAGTTATTAGCATAGTCTGCTAACCAAGCCCTGGAACCAGAAGCTCCGTATGTGTTACTGGCGTTATGAGCTACAACTTGATCATAGTTAGGTAGTAAGTACTTATCAGACTGAACATTAGTTTGTTGTACGTTACCAAATACAACATCGTTGCCGCTTACTGTAAGTACTTGTCCAGCATTACCCCTAGCTAATCTAACAGTGCCATTACCATCATGTGTAAGTATATCACCTTGCGTAGTTAGTGGGTTAGACCCTGCGGCCATGACATTCCAATGTGCTGAGTTAGCATTAGTAGGCGCACCAGCTGCCGTGCCTGTCTTTGCCGCAGCATTTACGTAAACCCAAGAGGAACTTGCGTAGCTAACAACATCATCTTTTTCATAAGTTGTACCTGTGGCAAACGCCCCTTTCCAAGTAAACTTAATTTTTCCTACATCTATTGTTGCCATAACTTCACCCTAACTCGTTGTTAATATTAGATGCCCGCTAGTGTTTATACTTACCTGCATATCCCCAGGTACAAACAGAGTTGCTGGGTAATCTGAATCTACATAATTATCTGTGCTGCCAGAAGCTGTGTAATCAATTTTTAAGTCGTCACCGTCTACGTAAAACCCATAGTATTCTATACGCTGCCCACCGCCGCCTTGAGTCTGTGTGAACAGATCATTTATAAGAGCTGCTACAACTCGCATCTCTACTCTATCACCAGTACTAAACGCTCTAGCTGTAGTGCCATCTTGCGCCCGCACAATAGTCAAAGCATCAGCAGACCTATTAGTACATTTTACAATCTCTGTGTTTAACGCTGTGTCAATAAGTGTAATGTAAAAGTAATCTGTGCCAGAGCTTGTCACAGCTGGAAATAACGCTCCCTCGCCTGAGGTAAGGTTTATAGTAGTATCTGTAGTGTTTATACCACCTGTCAACGTGCTCTTAGAACTATTTGAAGCTACAGCTACCATTAGCTATTTACCTCCAACGGGGCGTCAGTAGCCACTTTAGTAGTGCCCGTACCATCTAATTCTGTCACAGTCATAGTAGCTACACCACCAAAAGGTAAATACATGTTATGGTTTGATGATATAGTAAAATGTATACAATACCTTACAAAATCTGTTGTACTTGGTGTATCATAGGTAGCAAACCCACCTGTGTGAACATGAGCAGCGCTGTTCCAAGAAGCTATAGCATCAGCTTCGTCATTGCTTGTACCATCGCCCCCGCGTCTAATATGCCCAACATTTTTTGTAGTCGCTGATGCTGTTGTACCCGCTGTAGTAGTAGCCGTACTTCTTCCAATCGTAGCGTAACTATAACCTGAACTACTATAAAAAGTTCCTGATACTTCTATAAGGAATACGCTTTCATCAGACATAGGCTTAAGAATTACTGCTAAAATATTATGTGTTCCGTTATTTACAGGGGTTAGCGAAAACTCATTTGTTGTAAACCCTGCGGTAGTCCACGTTTGGCCAGTTGTAGGAAACTTACCATTATTATTACCAGCTTCCCCTGAAGCACTGGCTGAAGCGCACACTACATATTTATTTAATATAGGTGAGTTAAGTGGTAGCCATTCACTATTCTGAGCGTAAAACTCTGGTCTAGCTCCTCCGTAATGATCGGTGTTATATCGTATGTGGCCTGTTTGAGGTGACACTGGCCTTTGAGCTGTAGTACCTTTCGGAAGACTAAAAAACCCAGTGTTAGTGTTATTTTGGCTAGAAAAATCAGTAACATCTAAGGCTGAAAATCCTGCAGCGCCACTTGTGCTTGTCAGTACTTGCCCGTTAGCAGCAGCCTGACTAGGAAGTATTTCATCTAGATCAGATAATATAATAAGCCCGCCAGCTGTAACTCGTAGCTCAACTCTGTCATTGGTGCTAAAAGCTCTAGCCGTAGTTCCTTCTTGTGCTCTAACAATAGTTAATGTGTCAGTACTTCTAGCAGTTACTTTTACTATCTCTAAATTATTTGATGTATCCAGCAGTGTGGCAAAGAAATATTGACTACCTGTAAGCGTAGGAAACCTAGCTCCGTTACCTGCAGTTAATACAATAGAGGTAGCAGTAGTAGCGTAGGCTTGTGACAACGTACCATAAGCATTGTTAGCAAACTGTATATCGTGATAATTTGTCATACTAAATTCCCGTTCCAATGTGCGGTAGTATCAAGACCACCTGGAATATCAAACCCAAAAGACCCATAGGGGTACACGTATTCCTCCACAACCATTACAGTACTACTACCAGGTTGATATTGAAGAGATGCCGTGCCAGTGTTAGTTTCTCTATAAAGCTGTAGTCTAAACCTTATTTTATCAGTTACCCCAGGTCTAAAATATTGTACCCCCATAATACCATTATGTACGTGAGCGTTAAGATGCCACAGTCCCGCAAGATAATTATTGTCGTCTGAAGCACCGCCTACGTTATCGCCATCATTGTGGGTGACGTAATCTCCAGTCGATCCGTTTTCAGTGAAAGGCTGCTGGGTAACGCCAAAAACTGTATCAGTACTATCGGTGTCAGGCCATGTGCCAGGAGTAACCTGCCCTCTAGAAAACCCAAATACTTCGGCAGCACTCGAAAGTGGTGTAGTACTGTTAACACTAGAGTTAAACTCAGGCTGCTTGAACCTGTCTATATGCATATGCCGACCCACTAAAAACACTGCTTTAGCTGCGCTATTATCTAAAGGATTTTTATATGTTCTGCTATTATTTGGCTGTGGATCAGCGTCAATGTAATCACAATAAAACCCTAATCCTGCATAACTTGCACCCTGGTAAGCGGTGCTATAAAGTTTAATGGTAAACACAGAATTTACACTTAATGGTTTAACAGTTATACCAAAATGACCGCCAGCAGCTGTTGGGTAATCACCATTTGTTTCATTTGTCGCGTAGTTAAAATAATATTGTGTACTAGAAATCCGCCCCGAACCTGAATGATTATGTCCTGTGGCTACATATACATTTGCAATTTGCCCTGACACGGGCATATAAGCGTCTTCTTTTGTATTAGTTACAGTCTGGCTATTCATAGTTCTAGCTGCAGGTGCTGTAGCTTCTCTCTTATAATAAACACCATCGAATCTAGAAGCGCTATACTCTTCTCCGAGTTGAGTAACCCTAGAGTTATAGAATTGTATCCTAACTCCGTTGGGGATAGTTATATTATTATTTAGTGTTAATGTGACATTCCCAGATGGTGGCCCCGCAGTCTTCTGGCATCCTGTTACATGTGTCCCTGGTGGTACATTTACCAAGCTAGCATCTACTGCAGGGGGAAACACAAATTTACCAATGTAATCTTCAGCTGACTCAGAACCATCAAAAGTAAGAAAGCTACCTGGGCCACCGCCCCTTGGGTTCATGTTAAGTAAGCGTCTTACATTATTAATAATCAGTGTTTGACTCGCACTAACAGCCCCGATTACTTCAGCTGTGGCCCATTCTCCGTACGCACCATACTCATCATTATTATCAGATACGTTAGCTAGATACACTAACGAACCTTCTTGTATAGCTATATCATGACCTTCAGCATTTCCGTACTTGTCAGCAATATCGGTTGACATTGCATAACCACCGCTAGCATTTACACTAGTAGAAGCGTTTAGATATCTGGCAAATGTAGTCCCACGCATGTGTGATAAATCATAGTGCCCTCGCACAGGAATACTTAAAAACCCCGTACTAGTGTTGTTATCGTCAGATATATCGGCTGGGTTAAGGGCTGTGTAAGTAGCATTTGTGCCATCGGATTTTATTGCGAATTTAATATCCCGATCACGCCCTCCCACGCTGGATGGTAAACCTCCTGTAGTAACTACACCGTTAGGCCCTATGTACTTTGTAGCAGTAAACGAGGGTGTAGTAGATCTAAATTCAAATCTATCAGGCTGTGTAGGAACATCGGGTAGTACGTTTTCTAGATCAAACAAATCGTTGACAGCGTTAGCTGTAGTTCGTAACTCTACAGAATCTCCAGCTGAAAATGTATTATTGAGGTTTCTAGCAGACCCATTTGCTTGCTTAACAGTAAGCGTATCCGCAATCCTATCAGTAACCCGCATAATTTCTGTGTTAGTACTAAGCGCTGAAGAAGTAACTGTGATATAAAAATATTCACCATTTGTTACAGTGGGGAACTTTGACCCCTCACCACCTAACAAAGATAAAGTACCTTGGTTAGCAGAAACACCTCCTGCTAAGGTGCCTTTACTATTATTAGATACTTTTACTTCAGAGTAGCTTGCCATTTACGACACCGTTACTGTCCATGTAATTGCTAATGTATCGTTAGCACCTTTGTTAATCACACTAAATACTGTGCGGCACAACATAGTACCACCGCTAGATGCGTTGAGGATAGCCGCCTCTGTTAAAGCGCCAGTACCTTGCCCGTTACCAAATGTAGCTGAATAAGTCACATCACCACCTGATACTGCTGTGCTCGTAAGCGCCTGTCTATTAGCCTCTGTAACCAAGGCTGTTTGCGCTACATCAGCTGCTGTAGTACCAGTACCCACTGCCATATGACTCATAGCAGTAGCAGTAGCATCTTTCATACGTGACGCTATATAACCCTTACCCGTGGTTACGACTAGGTTATCAAAATCGTGTTCTTCTTTTACAAGCCCCAACTGGTCGATAAGTACTATGCTTAACCGCCCTTTAACTGTAATTTCATCTTGTAGCATGTATACCTCCGTCAGGTGCTAAAGAGTTGCAACGCGAACTCTTTGTTCAAAGGAGGCGTTTCGCTGATTAGCCCCGCTGAATTAAATAACCCGCCGTCCCCCTCAAAGAATGCACCTATCTCATACGTGTTGTCAGATGCACTAATTGAATCTACCACGGGCTTACTGCTTTGTAAAACTATATTTTGAGAAATTGACACACTGTCTGACGGTGTTAAAGTAGGTAAAATCCTTGTGTAATCAAATACATCAGTCATACTAACTGAGTCGGTAGCCATTGTAGCTGACACACTGAAAGTTAGGTCATCAGCTATATTAGCTGTGTCTTGTGGGTTAATACCGACATTAAACAACTGCGCATCAGATAAACCAAAAGAATCGGCTAGTGGCCTGCTCACAGTAATAAACGGGGTGTCAGCTATACTAGCTGTGTCAACTAGACTAGCGCTTGCGTCAAACGTTAGTACTTCGTTAATAGTCACAGTGTCAATATACAATGGCTCTATAGAAAATAGTGGGGTACTATCCGCTACAGAGAAATTGACTGCTGGAATAAAAGTTACAGGTATAGATTTAGTAGTAAGGAATATCTCGTGGTTTAGTGTATTAAACGAAGCTCTATATATCACCTCAGTTATTATAGGTGACGCGGATATAAATACTTCGCCGTCTTGTGGTTCTGCTCTAAGTACTATCCCAGGATTATCATACTCAGCTTTAGCCGTACTAGCCGATACGCCCAGAGCCAACGCACCTTTAGCAGCGGCTTCTACGCGTATGCGAGCCATTAGAAGCTATCCCGCACTCTAAACTTCATAAGATCGTAGACTGTCTGTATAGCCCCGTTAAAATCTATATTGACTTCGCCCTCATACATTCCAGGGTTTACGTTAAGTACACCCCCAGAAAAATCAAACTGTACTTGCCCTGTAGCACCGCCGCCAACTTTGCTAGTGCTTATAGTAGAAAGCACAGTAGTAGTGTTAGCAGCCCTAAATTTTATTGTAACTGTAGTAGTACCTGAACTAAGATCTATTGCAGATCCAGTAGTATCATCAGTTAGTGTAGCTACAATGTCAGGTTTAGAATTACCTTTTACTAATCTAATTACATCTGCCATAAATCACCTCACCCAAAAGCCACTGGTTTAACACGTAGCGAGTTTCTAGCAGCACCAAGGTTAGCCCTAGCTCTACGTTCTGCTGTCTTGTGTAAAAATTGTTTAGCATGATACGCTGCTAGTTCTCTATCTGACCAAGTTCTCTCAGGTAAAATCAATAAATTCTGAAGCGCCCCGTGCATTATAATATTTTCTAGTTCATCAAAAGCTGTAGTGTCCATCTCTACAGATGTACGCAACGGTTTGACTGCGATTATCATACGTATCTCGTAAGTCTTTGCAGCATCTGGAGTAGGCCCGACAATAAATGTATCAGCGTCAAGCTGTGATATATGTGTAGGAACGCCATAATCAGCTGGAGCAGAGTCAGGCCATTTGGGGAATCTATCCTGGAACTCTTCCAGAGATAAAGTTCTCATACGTGCGCCATCGACAGTAGCACTAAGAAACGCATGAACCTCAGTGTTAGTAGGGGGGTCATAGGGATAATCATACACCCCGTTTGTTAGTGGTATCTTATTCTGAATATGTCTATACGCTAAAGTTTTTTCACATGCATCTATAGCAGAGTCTCGTACATACTGCTCTATTACAGGCTGTGGACAACCTGGGACACTTGGAGATAGCCTTGTCACTAAACTGTCGAATCTTGTTGGCATTAGACAACCTCCTCTTCAGATATTCCACCACCTTCTGTATCAGTAATCTGCCTTGTCTGCGATG